AAAAAGGGTGATGGGGCTGCAATCGGGGGGTTGCTCATTTCGGCAGTCCAAAAGCAGAAAACGGCTACAGGCAGTGTCAAAAATGCTTGGGACACGATTGGATACCAAATCAACCAGCTCCGCATTGACGTCGTCGGCGAAGGCTGATTCATTGGCACGGCGCGTGCCAATGTGTATAGTTACATAGTCAGCGACAGGACTGGACTACCCGACGGGGTCGTCGTCAGAGCCACCGATGGCGGAAACCAATCAACCCATAGAGAAAGGATCAGACCATGTCTGAAGCTGTAGTAAAGGGGCTCTTGGAGTCCCGAGCTGCCGATTGGGAGCGAGCTAAGTCGCTCTTGACCCAGGCAGAGGCAGAGAAGCGTGAGCTCTCCGCCGAGGAAAATGGCGAGTTTGACAGGCTTATGGCTGCGATGTCCGAGAAGGATGCCAAGGCTCAGGCTGTTTCAGCCGCCGAGGAGCGCGCCGTCAAGGTAGACGGGCTCCGAGCAAAGTTTGAGGTTGCCGCGTCAGTCGCTGCTGCCAAGGGTGATGATGACGGCGCTGCCGCCATCCGCGCCGTTGCGCTCGGCGAAAAGCGCTCAGCTGACTTCGCAATCCGTGCCATGACGGTTTCGTCCAACACGGTGCGAAAGACCTTTGCGGACTTCGTTGTCCAGTACCTGACCGACATTGCGCCAGTTTACGGGTACGCCCGCAAGCTTCGCACGTCGCAGGGCGAGGACATCACGGTCCCACGCATCACCGCTAACCCAGCAGCAAACTGGATCGGCGAAGCTGGCACAATCACCGCTGGTGACCCAACTATTGGGTCAGTTACCCTCGGTGCCTATAAGCTGGCTGCCCTGACCCTTATGAGCGCCGAAATCTTGAACGATGCGGCGTTTGACATTGCTGCCTACGTGGGCGAGCACGCAGGACGCCAGATCGCTTACGTAGCGGGCTCGGCGTTCACTGTTGGTACGGGCACTGCCCAGCCAACGGGCTTCATCACGGCTGCAACGGCTGCCTCGCGCACCGTTACGGCTGCTGGCTCGGGCACCTTCCTTGGTGCAACGGACGTACTGGACCTGATTTATTCAGGGCTTGCACAGCCGTACCGCAACCAGGACACCGTGATCTTTGGCTCTACCACGGCGGTCGCCAAGGTTCGCAAGCTCCAGGACGTGAACGGGCAGTTCCTGTTCACCCCTGGCATCAACGGTGGGCAGCCTGACCGTTTGGCGGGCTACACCTTCGTTGAGAACAGCGCGATGGCGGCTGTCGGCTCCGCAAGCAAGTCGCTTGCGATCCTCCACGCCCCTTCGTACATTGTCCGCGAAGTCGGAAACGTTTCTGTGGCTCAGTCCTCGGACCGCTACTTTGAAACCGACCAGGTGGCGCTCCGCACGATCTATCGTGTGGACGGCAACCTCCTGGACACCAACGCGGTCGCCGTACTCGTCAGCAAGAACAGCTAGTTTTTGCTGGTCACCTGGTAGGTGACAACTAACGCCCCAGGGCTTATGCTCTGGGGCGTTAGCTCTTTCTAGGGCACAAACATATGGAGGTGGTATGAAGCTCGCATGGTTTAGCAACTCCCCCTGGGCGGGGACTGGGTACGGGTGCATGACTGCCGAGGTGCTCCCTCGGCTGAAGGCAGACGGGCATGACATTGCCGTCGTTAGCAACTATGGGCTGGCTGGAGCTGTGCTGGACTGGCAAGGAATCCCCGTGCTGCCAATGGGCTTTGAGGCGTACTCCAACGACCTCGCGGGCGCGCACGTAGCCAACTGGGTCAAAGGTCAGGGCTGGGGCATCACGCTTTACGACGTGTGGACGATCAAGGGACCGCTGTGGAACGGCATCCCACTTGCCGCCTGGGTTCCCGTAGACCATGACCCAGCGCCAGCCGAGGTTGTCAACTGGTTCACCATTCCTGGCGAGCTGCGTTTGCCTATTGCCATGTCAAAGTTTGGCAAGGATCGGCTGGAGTCGGCGGGGCTCAAAGACGTTATGTACGCGCCGCACTCGGTCAACACCCAGCTCTACACGGAGTCGGGCAACAACTTCCGCGAGCAGCTTGGCATCCCCAAAGACGTGCACCTTACCGTGATCAACGGAGCCAACAAGGGAGTCCCGAGCCGCAAGAGCTTCCCCGAGATGCTGGCAGCGTGGTCAATCTTTGCCAAGGATCGCAAGGATGCCTGGCTGTACCTGCACACCGACCAGAACGGTCTGGCTGGCGGCATCCAGCTGAAGCGACTCCTGGCTGCTGTTCAGGCGCCCGAGGACCGCATTCGCTTTGTCCCGCAGTACCAGTACCGCAGCGGCATTCCGACCGAGGAGATGCCAGCTGTGTACCGCATGGGCGACGTCCTGCTCTCCACGTCGCGCGGGGAGGGCTTCGGGGTCCCCGTCCTGGAATCTTTGGCGGTTGGGGTGCCCTGCATAATCTCGGATTGGACGGCGCAGCCCGAGCTACTCGGAGCTGGCTGGAAGGTCAGCGGGCAGCCCGAGTGGAACGAGGGCATGGCGAGTTGGTGGCTCTGCCCCAACATTGGCGAGATTGTCGCCGCCCTGGAGGAGTCCTACGCAATGAAGGGCGACACCAAGGGATCGGCAACGCTGTCGGCGCAAGCTCGGCAGTTCGCGCTGGATTACGACACTGACACAGTTTATGCCAAGCATTGGCGCCCGATTCTTGCCGAGCTGGAGTCCCGACTCCCGAAGCCAGCTGCGCTCAACCGCGAGCAGCGACGAGCTCTGAAGGCGAAGTAATGCCGCGAGTCAGCGTGGTCATCCCGACTCGGAATAGGGCAAAGCTGCTCACCGAGCGCGCAATCCCGTCGGTCATGGCGCAAACTTTCACCGACTGGGAGCTGCTCGTTGTCGGCGACGACACGGACCAGGAAACCGTGCAGCTCATGCAAGAGTTGGCTGCCCAAGACGCCAGGGCGCGCTTTTGGAACCTGCCACGGCAGCAATACTCGGGCGACAAGCAACAGGCGTGGGGGCAGTCTGGCATTGCAGCTATGAATCACGGCTGGGACCAAGCGACTGGCGAGTGGGTCTGGATTCTCGGCGACGATGACGAGCTGACTCCCGACGCCATGCAAACCCTGTTGGACGAGGCGGAGTCGTGCCCCGACAAGCCCGACCTGGTCTACGGCGTTGCCGAGTTCCGCAACGCAACGGGCTTCCTCGGGCTGTATGGCGACTCCCCGCCTGGGCGCGGAAAGCTTGCTGACGGCGCCAACATCCGCCGCCGCACGTTGCCGTACCGCTACGAGCTGGACTGCATCCAGCGCGGCATGGAGGGCGACTCGGACCTGTGGACCAGGATGATGGCTGGGGGCGTGCGCTGGCACTTCACCACCAAAGTCGTGCACGTCTACTGGTCGTCGTTGATGCAGTAAGACGTGATCACCGTAGTGTCTGGGGCGCCGTGCTCTGGCAAGTCAACCTACATTCGGGAGCACGCCAAGCCTGGCGATATCGTCATTGACCTGGACCCGCTATGCCGAGCTCTGACCGTGGGCTACGAGGACGGGCACATGGTTCCTGAGTACGTGGCGCATATTGCCCTGGGCGCCCGCAGCGGCGCCCTCAAGCGAGCGCTGCGACTGAGGGAGAGGCGCAACGGAGTCCGCGTGTTTGTGATCCACACCGCCCCTAAGCCGCAAGACTTGTCTGCCTACCGAGTCCACCGAGCTGAGATTGTCGTCATGGACCCTGGCAAAGAGGTTTGCCTGGAGCGAGCTAGTCGCCTACGCCCGCACGTGACCCAGGTTATTGAGGATTGGTACAGCGGGAAGTTGCACCGCGCTCGGCTGCGGGTAGCGGATGAGGACGACGGAAACGAGGATATCTAGGGCGCGGCGCATGGTACCCTAGCGCGACGGCAACCCATTAGCCCGAGGAGAAACCATGGCAATCACCAACGGATACTGCACCCGAGCTGACCTGAAAGTTGCGCTGGCTATCGGCACCGCCGACACTGCCGACGACGACACGCTGGACGATATTGTCAATGCCGTCAGCCGCATGGTTGACGACTACACGGGGCAGTTTTTCTACACCATTACCGCTGGGACTGCATACTTTGAGCCCAAGGTAAGCAACGAGATTCCGACCTATCCATTCACGTCTATCAGCTCAATCACGGTTGACACCGACGCCGACCTGACCTACGAAACGGTCCTGGTTGCTACCGACTGGCACGCCGAGCCGTCCAACGCAGCGATGTTTGGCAAGCCGTACATGGGCATTGAGCTGACTGCCAACTGCACTGTCGCACTGCCCGTAGACTTGGACCGTGGCGTCAAGATCATCGCCAACTGGGGCTGGAGTTCCGTGCCAACGGAGGTCAAGCA